AGGAAAGCGCAAGCTCGCGAGTCAAGGCGGTCACACCTGGAAGCTGGCGGAGCGGCATGACCAGCTCCCAACGTGGTTACGACTACAAATGGCAGAAAGCGCGGGAGCAGTACCTCAATGCCAATCCGCTCTGCGTCTTCTGCGAGCGTAACGGCCGCACAACTGCAGCAAGGGTGGTCGACCACGTCGTTGCTCACCGGGGAGACATGGTTCTTTTCTGGGATCAGACCAACTGGCAGAGCCTCTGCAAGCTTTGCCACGACTCCGTTAAGCAGGCCGAGGAGGCCGCTGGCCTGGGTGGCTGAGGCGTCAGCGGATCGTCGAAACCCGACGGCGCAGCATCGCGGCACGCAGTGACCTGCTACGAAAGGGGTAGGGGGGTCAAAAGCTAGGGATTCTCATCGAGCTAGACCGCCTCCGACCCCACGTACAGATTTTTTTCCCCCACAGGATTTTTGTTAAATGGCTTTAACATCCCGCAAGCGCGCATTCATCGCCGCGCTGAGGGAAGGTGCGTCCAATCGAGACGCCGCTGTGGCGGCTGGCTATTCCGAGAAAACAGCGTCTGCGGCGGGCTCTCGGCTGGTCAAGGACAAGGATGTGGCGGCTGAACTGCTAAAGCTCCGCGCCCTGGGTTTGATGCCTCAGGATGTTAAAGGCGATGTTAAAACGCATGTTAAAGCCAAGCCTTCCGAGAAGACCTCGGCAAAGAATGAGCAGGCGGCAGAGTCGGACCCTGTAGCCGATGAACAGACGGAACCCGAGCCTGCTGGTTTCGACCTGACCCAGGCACTCCTGCATCGTGACCCCAAGGACTTCTTGCTGTCGGTGATGAACGACTTGGGCAGCGAACCGAAACTGCGTGTTGACGCAGCGAAAGCCCTGATGCCGTTCGTTCACCCCCGCAAGGGTGAGAGCGGTAAAAAGGATCAGGCTCAGGCCAATGCCGATAAAGCGGCCACCGGCAAGTTCGGCACGCGCCGCGGCCCTCTGCAGTCGGTGAAATGATGGAGTGGTCAACCGCCTGCCCAGACTGGGAGCAGCGCATCGTTGCCCGCCGGAGCCTGATTCCGTTCGAGCCGCTGTTCCCGACTGAGGCTGAGGAAGCCTTGGACGTGTTCGGTGCGTTGCGCATGGTGGACGCCACTGGCAGTCCTTTGATGTGCGAGACCGTGCGTGACTGGGTCAACCAGTTCGTGGCCGCAATATTCGGGGCCTACGATCCAGATTCAGGCCGGCGCCTGATCAGCGAGTTCATGCTGCTAATCAGCAAGAAGAATGGCAAGTCGACCATCGCCGCCGGAATCATGCTAAGCGCACTGATCCTCAACTGGCGGGCTTCGGGTGAGTTCATCATCCTCGCACCGACCAAGGAGATCGCGGACAACTCCTACCTGCCGATCAGGGATATGGTGGCGGCTGACGATGAGCTCAAAGCCTTGCTCAAGGTGCAGGACCACCTGCGCACTGTGACGCATCGTCAGACTAACGCCACGCTGAAGGTGGTTGCGGCGGACAGCGAGACGGTCTCGGGCAAGAAGGCCATCGGCGTCTTCGTCGACGAGCTTTGGGTGTTCGGCAAGCGCGCCAACGCCGAGGCCATGCTGCGCGAGGCCACCGGTGGCCTGGCTTCCCGGCCGGAGGGATTCATCATCTGGGCAACCACCCAGTCCGATGCTCCGCCTGCTGGCGTGTTTCGACAGAAGTTGATGTACGCCCGCAAAGTGCGCGACGGCGAGATTGTGGACCGGTCGTTCCTGCCAGTGCTTTACGAATTTCCCAAGGCCATGCTCGATGCTGGCGCGCACCGGGACGCCTCAAACGCCTACATCACCAACCCGAACCTCGGCCTGTCGGTCGATGAGCCATTCATCGAGCGCGGGTACGCCCAGGCGCAGCTGGACGGCGAAGAGTCATTCCGTGGCTTCCTGGCCAAGCACCTCAACGTCGAGATCGGTCTGGCGCTCCTTTCGGATCGCTGGGCGGGTGCTGATTTCTGGGAGGCGCAGACCTCGGAGCTATGCCGCACGTTGGAAGACCTGATTGAGCGCTGCGAGGTGATCGATATCGGCGTTGATGGCGGAGGGTTGGATGACTTGCTTGGCCTGGCGGCAGTCGGACGTGAGCAAGGCACACGGCGCTGGCTGGCCTGGACTCATGCCTGGGCCCATCCATCAGTACTGGAACGGCGAAAAGCCGAAGCGCCGCGCATCCGCGACTTCGCCAAGGATGGGCATCTGACCTTGGTTGAACGCATCGGCGATGACATCAAGGCAGTGGCGCAGCTGGTGTCTCAGGTCGAACAGGCCGGCTTGCTGGACAAGGTCGGGCTCGACCCGGCCGGCGTCGGCGCGATTCTCGATGCGCTGGAGGCTGTTGGGATTCCGCGCGAAAAGATCGACGGTATTTCACAAGGCTGGCGCCTGGGCGGAGCCATTAAGACTGCCGAGCGCAAGCTGGCCGAGGGCGCGCTGCTACACGGCGGCCAGCCGATGATGGCCTGGTGCTGCGGTAACGCCAAGGTCGAGCCGCGTGGCAACTCGATCCTCATCACCAAGCAGGCCAGCGGCTCGGCCAAGATCGACCCGCTGATGGCACTCTTCAACGCTGTGACGCTGATGGCCCTCAATCCAGAGGGGCAGGGCGGCATGGAAAACTTCATGGCCGGCATTCGGGATCCACTGATCGCATGAACGCATTTCACTATTTCATCATTTGCGCGGTGTGCGGGTTCGGCCTGGCTTGCGCAGGAGTCTGGATTCTGGCGGGCACTGGCTGGGCCTTGCTCGCCGGCTCCGTCAGCCTGTTCAGCATCGCAGCGTTCATCCGCCGAGGGCTGAGCAGTGATTAAAACCCTCTCTCAAGCGCTCGGTACCGCTGCGGCCAAGCCCTCGGCGAGCATGAGCAGCTGGCTGGGCAAAACCATTCGTCTGTCGGACGGTGGGTTCTGGAGCGCCTTCTCTAGCGCCCAGTCAAGCAGCGGCAAGGCGGTCACAGTCGACAAAGCCATGCGCCTGTCGGCGGTCTGGGCCTGCGTGCGGATCATTTCCACCTCGGTCGCAGGCTTGCCGCTCAGCATCTACCGACGCCTCCCGGACGGCGGACGCGAGACGGCGCGAGACTTCCCGCTCTACGACGTGGTGCACAACAGCCCGAACGAGGACATGGCGGCTTTCCACTTCTGGCAGGCGGTTGTTGCTTCGATGCTGCTGTGGGGCAATGCCTATTGCGAGATTCACCGGGCCGGTGGACGGGTCATTGCTCTCGACTTCCTGATGCCTTCGCGGGTAACCCCGGAGCCTGACGACGATGGACGACTGCGCTACTTCTTCCAGCCACGCAAGGGGGCACGCCGGGAGATCGAGCGGGCAGATATGCTGCACATCCCGGCCTTTACTCTGGATGGCCGGATGGGTTTGTCGGCGATTCGCTACGGCGCGGACGTATTCGGCTCGGCCATGTCGGCCGACGATGCGGCCAACACCACCTTCAAGAACGGGATGATGCCCACCGTAGCCTTCTCGGTGGACAAGACGCTCAACCCTACGCAGCGTGCCGAGTTCCGCGACTACGTCAAGACGATCTCGGGCGCGCTGAATGCGGGTAAGAGCCCGGTCCTCGAGCAGGGCGTGAAGCCCGAGATGATCGGCATCAACCCGGCTGACGCTCAGCTGCTCGAGTCGCGTGGGCACAGCATCGAGGAGATTTGTCGTTGGTTCGGGGTGCCGCCCTGGATGGTGATGAAAACTGACAAGGGCAGCAACTGGGGCACAGGTCTTGAGCAGCAGCAAATCGCGTTCCTGACCTACTGCATCATGACGTACACGGCCCCCATCGAGCAGTGCGTCAATAAGCGCTGCATGACGGCAGTGGACCGGATCAAGCACTACTCGGAATTTTCGCTGGAAGCCTTCCTGCGCGCCGATAGTGCCGGCCGTGCCGCCTATCTGAGCACTATGGGCCAAAACGGCTACATGACCCGAAACGAGGGCCGGCACAAAGAGAACCTGCCAAGCATGCCTGGCGGCGACATCCTCACCGTGCAATCGAACCTGGTGCCGCTTGACCAGCTGGGCAAACAAAACGACAGCCAAGCCGCACGCGCGGCGCTGATGAACTGGCTCCAAAGCAACTCCGGGGAGTAACCCATGAAACACAAGATCCAGTCTCGCGGCCTGCGCAGCGAGATGAGCCCGCGTGCGCTCGACAAATGGAACCCCGCCATCCAGGCGGCCGTGGAAAACACATCGGAGACTATCACCATCTACGGCGTGATCGGCGAAGACTGGTACGGGGAGGGCGTGACCGTCAAACGCATCGATGCAGCGCTGCGTGCCATCGGGGACCGCGAGGTGACGGTCTATATCAACTCGCCCGGCGGCGATATGTTCGAAGGCATCGCCATCTACAACCGCCTGCGCGAGCACAGCCAGAAGGTCACTACCAAGGTGCTGGGCATGGCCGCCAGCGCGGCTTCGATCATCTACCTAGCCGGTGTTGAGCGCCAAGTGGCCAGCAGCGCCTTCCTGATGATTCACAACTGCTGGACCTTCCTCTCCGGTAATCGCCACTACCTGCGCGACGTATCGGACGACATGGAAGAGTTCGACGCCGCCATGGCCGACCTTTATGCCGAGACCAGCGGACAGTCCGTCGAGGACATGGCCGAGCTGATGGATGATGAGACGTTCATCCGTGGTAAGCGCGCGGTGGAGCTAGGGCTGGCCACCGGCCTGCTGGCCTCGACCGAGGTCACCGAGCGCGAGACCGAGGAGGTCGGCCAGGCCAATGCACTCAAGGCCATGGACGCAGCCCTGGCCAAGGCCGGCATGCCGCGCTCCGAGCGCCGCGAACTCTTCGCCACTTTCAAGTCTGGCATGCCTCGCGCTACCAGCGGGAACACGCCGCGCGCTGTTCCGACCGGCACGCCAAGCGCTGCCGCGCCAGACCTCTCCGCCTCACTGAGCGCGGCAACCAATCTCCTCAATTCTCTTAAAGGAAAGTGACCATGGACTACGAAGCCCAAGTCAAGGAATTCAACGCCACCCTCAAGGGCATTGGCGACCAGATCAAGGCCCAGGCCGAAGCCACCGAAAAGCAGATCAAGGCCTCTGGTGAGATGAACGCCGAAACCCGCGCCAAGGTCGACGAGCTGTTGACCAAGCAGGGCGAGGTGTCTGCGCGCTTGCAGGAAGCCGAGCAAAAGCTGGTGAACGCCAGCCGTGATCGCGGCAACCAGGACGAGCAGCAGAAGTCGGTCGGCGCTCTGGTGATCGGCAGCGAAGAAATGCAGGACATGAACTCGTCCTTCCGCGGCTCGCGCCGTGTGTCCGTGCCGCGTGCGGCAATTACCACTGCAACCGGCGGCGACCTGGTGCCTGCTGAGCGTTTGGGTGGCGTCGTTGCTCCCCCTCAGCGTCGGCTGACCATTCGCGATTTGGTGGCGCCTGGCCAGACCGAGTCGAACTCCATCGAGTACATTCGCGAGACCGGATTCACCAACAACGCGCGGACCGTCGCGGAGAACACCGCCAAGCCGTACTCCGACATCACCTTCGCGCTGACCACCGCGAACGTCCGCACCATTGCCCACCTGTTCAAGGCGAGTCGGCAGATGCTCGACGATGCCAAGGCACTCCAGAGC